GCTCATTAGATCGCGTTTGCGCAACGCCTGCGATCCAGACCATCCGCCGAAAGAGTAAAGGGCGCCTTGCCAGTACGCGTAGCACGCATCGCCAGCGCCCTGCCCCGGCGAATATGGCTGCGTATACGCCGCGCTCGCAAGAGCAAATTTTAGGTCGCCCGTTTGGCTGTAGGCAACCGGAGCGCCAGCGCCGATCCACACACAGGCGCGATCAGTGTCATAGCACGCGCCATAATTCTCGCGCGCGCCGATGTCATATCCGATACCCGACGACGCTGACGTTTTGGTCCATAGCCCCGTCGCGGCTGACCACGTAAACGATCCGTGTTGAGCATCCTGTGCGTTGCTGCCCCACGCTGCCCACAGTCCGCCTGGGATCACTACCGGGCGCCGAAAGTAGGCGCCAAACATCCCGCCGTTGCCAACGTCAACGCGCGCCCACGTAGCGACGCCGCTCGGTGGCGGTGGCGGTGGCGGTGGCACCACTACCGGATCGGCAGGCAATCCCTGCGCGCTTGTCAGCGCTGCCTGCAACAGCCCAACGACCTGGGCCTTCGTTGACATTACGGCGCCGCGTTCGCTAACGCCAATGCTTCCGCGCGCGCTGCGTCGCCAGCCGTATCCGCAGCCTGTTCCTGCACATCTGCAGATTGAGCCTCTTCGATTTTCGCCTTCATGGCGTCGATCACATTGCGTCGATCGGTGGCGAGCGTGTTGGCCGTCGTCAGTTGCGCCTGCAGCGCCACAATCTGCGACGATTGATCATCAAGATCCTGCGCGGCGATAAGCGCAGCATTGACCGCAGCGACGACTTCGGCTTTAGTGGTTGCCATCTGCAATCCTTCGCGAAAATTAAGTGCCGAGGGCCGAAGCCCCCGGCGGTGCGTGTTACTTCTTGCCGGCAGGCTTCTTCTCGTCGGCCTTCGGCTCCACCGGGTTGTCCGCAAAGTACGCGCCCGAGGCGATGCACTCGCGCGCATCGACCGGCTCGCGTTCGACGACGTTGCCTTCCTTGTCGTAGATCTTCATGGCTACTTTTTCGCGATGAAGGCGGAGTAGTTGATGCCCGTGGCGATAGTGCCGGCCACCGTCGTGTGCAGGCGCACATAACGGAAGATGGTCCCTTCGAGCTCGTTGCGGAACGGCAGAATCTTCCGCCCCGTCGTGGTGTCGGCATCGGCCGGCGCCGGGTTGTTGCCCAGAACCATTCGGGCGAGTTCCACGCTGGCCGAGTCCATCGCGGCGACGTTCGATCCTTCGAGCGAAACCGTGTAGATCTCGTCTCCGGTCGCAACTTCGAGCGCGGTCACATCGATGACGATGTCGGCATCCATAAAACCGGGGCCAATGTCAAGGATCAGGCTTCCCGCTGCCGATGTTGCGACGAGCCCCGCGGCTTTGAGGATCAGCTCTGCATCCAGGGTCTTGCTGCTATAGAGAGGCATGCTCCTGCTCCTTTAGGCGACAACGGCGAGGTCGCCGATGTGTTGAAGACGAGTCACGGCGCGGCCGTGGAAGATGGCCATGCCCGAGTACCACTCGACGCGCGTGCGGTACACCGGGGCGGACTGGAGTTCCCCCAGGTCATAGGCCTCGATGGTTCCGTTCTGGATGCCCGAGAGCATTCCCTCGCCGAAGCTCACGACGTAGATCGATGAGGACGTGGCGGTGCCGGACGATGACGCTTCCGTGAAGCCGAGGATCTCGGTTTCCGCTTCGTCGAGATCGACGGTCAGGATCGGCAGGTCGTTGTACATCGTGACCCGGCGGCCGAAGGCATCCTTGTCGTAGGTGACGTATCCGCCCACTGCCGTGGCACGGGCAGCGGTCGTCAGACGGCGCACCATTGCGCGGTTCATGATCAGGTGCGTCGCATTCAGCGTCTGATCGATCGCCTGGTCGAGCTTGGCGAGCGACAGCGCAGCGCCGTTGGCGGTGTTGCCGGCGGAGATGAGCTGGTTGCCCGTTACGCGGGCTTGCAGGCCGTCGAACTCCCGCGGGCTCGTGCTCGTGTCGCCCTTGAAGAATTTCTTGGTCCATTGCAGCGACAGCGCGCGGACCTTCATCGCTTCGTGCACCGAGCGCTGATTCGCGCCCTGCGTCTTGACGATGAAGCGATCCACGTCAAGCTCTCCGCCGGCAATGTACAGCGGCTCCGTCAGCGGGTTGAGCACGCCCATGCTCGGCGTGTATGTCTCATTGACGCCACGGAAGCCGACGCCGGGCATGAGCGCTTCGCGGCTGTATTTCAGCGCGTTCCCGGCGATGTTGATGAATGGCAGGTTGGCGAGGATGTCGGACGAGCCGGCATACATTTCGATGATCGCGGAACGGATGACGTTACCGGTCTCCAGTTTCGCGGCCTCGACGAGGGTGAGTGCGGACAAGGTGATGCTCCTTTAGGTTTTCAGCCCCTGTGCCCGCGCAGCATCAAGCCGTGCGGTCGGGGACAGTTTCATGAGTTCGGCATTGGTGGCTCCACCACCCCCACCTGTTGCGCCGCCCCCGTTGTTCGCGGGTGCGCCGATGAAATGCTTGGCCTCTTCGCCCTTGGCCCATTCGCCGAAAAAAGCGTCGATGTCTTTGTCGCCGATCTGACCCTTGCGAGCGCCATCGGCCTCCACTACTTTGGCCTGCGTGAGGTACTTGGCCTTCACGAAGTCCATGTACTCTTTCTTCACGCCAGCCTTGATGAGAGCGTCGGAAATGCCGCGATCAACGAGCAGCGTGTGGTTCGCCAGCTGCTCGGCAGCGGTCGAGTCCTGCGCGGCCTTCAGGTCCTTCTCGGCCTTGGCGCGCGCCTTGTCGGCGTCCTTCAACTTCGTTTGCGCGTCGTCACGTTCGGACTCCACGCGCGTGAACTCTTCCGGGGTGATCGTTTGCCCCTTCCGCGCCGTTTTCAGTTCAGTGAGCAGCTCCTTATTCTTCGTGGAGAGGCCCGACGTAGCTTCCTCGACGGCGGTGGTGATGGCGGCTTTGACTTCCGGGTCGTTCAGGTCAATCGACATGGTTCTATCCCTCAGGGATTATTTGCGGCTCAGCCGCCGAAGCGCCGCTGCAACTCTTCGAGGGTGAGCTCGCGCCCGGTCCCGTCGAGAAGCTGCTGCAGCGTAATTTTTCCGTCCCTCCACATCTCGGCGCGACCTTTGCCGAGGAGGTCGTCGGCGAATGCGGGCGGCTTGGATCGAAGCCAATCCGCGAAGGTGATGTCTGCGGCTACCTGCCCGTCCATCGACGCGCGCGTGCCAGCGGCGACCTCGTCTCTATCGAGGCCCAGCTCGCGGAAGGTCTTGGTGACCGGAATCAATGTCGAGCGGCAATTCCAGTGCCTCGGCGGCCCCCCGTTGAACGGTAGCGTGGTCCCGCGGATCGGCTCGCCGTTCAAGTCCCAGACCGCGCCCGCATAGGCCACGCACACCGGCGTCGTGCGTCCGTCCAGCGTCGATAGCTGCTGCACACCGGCAATCACGTCAGCGTTGGCGCGGTAGGTCTCCAGTCGCGCCATATTGCTCACAGTGGCCACACTTGAGCGCACCAGCGCTTCAGCGTTGCGCCTGGCCACCGGCATGATTCCGGGGATGCCGCGCGCGGGGGCGCCACGAATCCGGCGCACCAGCTGCGCGATGGTCTCGTTCTGGGCGAGGCCGAGGCGCATCTCCATACCGAAGCGGAACGCCAGGTCCTGCGACTGCCGGGACCACCATGCGGCCGATGGGGCGCCTTGGATCAGTAGCTCCGTGGTCAGTAGCTGCAGCGTGCGCGGGTCGGCGATCGCGTTGACCAGCGAGACGCCGACCAGACGATTGATCGATGCCGCGATGAACACCGACTCGGCTTGCATCAGCTCGAAGGCTTGGTCGGCCACCATCGCGGCGATGGTCCGGTAATTGGTGGCGAGGTAGCCTTGCACGTCGGCCAGAAGTGCGTTCAAGCGAGCCCGCGACGCGGCGGTGATGTCAGCGGCCACGATGCGGGTGATCAACTCGTCCTGCATCGCCACCAGCAGCCGCGCCACGTCGCGCCGGTAGCTGGCGTCGACGCGCAACAGGCCGATGGCCCGGCGCAGCAGCTCGTCAAGAAG